CATATATGACACCAGTAATAGGACGTAATGGACAAGTAAGACCAATGACAGAAGCTGAAATTGAAAATTACCTTCAACGTAAAATTGGAGAATATTATTCAGGATCAATCACAGGATACAAGGCGCCTGGCGCAATTGCCGACGAGTCCACACAAAACAACAACGCAGGCACACAGCAATCAGATGGTATGGGCGGGTCTTATAGAAGCAAAATTAGAATAATGCCAATGTTTGGTGATGCTCAGAGCTTTATTGAAAAAGGTGAAATGACCGAAAGCGAATATCGAAGAAGACATATAGAAATATTACAATCAACGCTTGATGCTTTACGTAACGTTGATAAAAACACAGGAAAAACAGCAACAACAACAGACAGACACTATGAACTCACATCTAGCCAAGCATCATAATTATAATAAGGTTGACACTGGAGTTTAATTCTGTTAGTATTTTAAAAAAGGTTTAAAATAAATAATATTATGAGTTGGAAAAAATACTTTAAAGAATACGATACTACACAAGGCATCAAGAGTCCAATGGGCTCGGTTGGTGTGCAAAACACCGGAAATACGGGCCATGCTAGATACAACACATGGTTACCTGAAGTGTATGCAGGACAGCCAAACAGAATTGAAAGATATTATCAATATGACATGATGGATCTAGATACTGAAGTCAATTCAGCACTAGATACTATTGCAGAATTCTGTACACAAGTAGACGAAAAAACACAATCACCGTGGACTATATTCTATAAAGATGAACCAACAGATACTGAAACACAGATTTTAACAAATGCATTACAGCAGTGGAACAAAATAAATGATTGGAACAAACGTGCTTTCAAAATGTTTAGAAACACAATTAAGTACGGTGATCAGATGTTTGTTCGTGATCCACAAACATATAAATGGTATTGGGTCGATCCAGGGTTTGTTGACAAAATTGTAGTCAACGAAGGTAAAGGAAAAAAACCCGAAGCATATTTTATTAGAAACTTGGATCTAAACATTAAAAATTTAAATCTAACATCAGACTCATATTCAAAATTTAATACACAATTAGGTTATGCAAGTTCCACACCATTTCCAGTAGGTGGCATGGGATCAAACAAAGCATATCAACCAAGAGGTGCAACAACGTCAAACCTACCTGGCGGATATGGTTCAAGATTTCAAAGAGATGCAACCGTGTATCCAATTGATGCAAGTCATGTTATACATTTGAGTATGACAGAAGGCATGGATAGATTTTGGCCTTTTGGTTTATCTATTTTAGAACCAGTTTTTAAAACCTTTAAACAAAAAGAATTACTTGAAGATTCTATTATCATTTATCGTGTACAAAGAGCACCTGAAAGACGTGTGTTCTACATTGACGTAGGCAACATGCCAACTTCAAAAGCAATGGGTTTTATTGAAAGAGTAAAAAATGAAATTCATCAAAGACGTATTCCATCACAGTCAGGCGGAGGAACAAACATAATGGATGCTACTTATAATCCATTATCAATGATAGAAGATTATTTCTTTGCACAAACGGCTGAAGGCAGAGGCTCTAAAGTTGAAACATTGCCGGGCGGTACTAACTTAGGTGAAATTGATGACTTGAGATACTTTAATGACAAACTAATGAAAGGTTTGAGAATACCAAGTGCATATATGCCAAGTTCACCAAATGATCCACAGACTGCATTCACAGATGGAAGAGTTGGCACAGCATATATTCAAGAGTATAGATTTACAAAATTCTGTAAAAGACTACAGACGTTTTTACAGCCAGCTGTTGATCATGAATTTAAAATGTTCTTAAAACACAGAGGCATTGAGATTGATTCAGGGTCATTTGAATTACAGTTTAATGAGCCACAAAACTTTGGCAAGTATAGACAAATTGAACTTGATTCACAACAAGTACAAATTTGGAACCAAGTAAATCAAATTCCTCATATGAGTAAACGTTTTGCTATGAAGCGTTTCTTAAAACTTACTGAAGAAGAGATTTATGATAACGAAAGACTGTGGGCAGAAGAAAACAAAAACTCTATGCCTGGTGAAATGTCACAAGGTGAAGGACTAGGTTCTGTAGGAGCGGCGCCAATGCCATCATCTGGGTTCACTGGCGGTGATACAAACACACCAGAACCAGGCGGAGAAGAATCCCCAATATCGGGTTCTGAGCAAAATCAAAATACTTCCGGCGAGAATGAATAGTGCAATGGACAAAAACAGAAGTTTTTGACATTATTCTCGAACAAATAGATTCTCTACATATATTAGATAAAGACATATCCATGATACATAAACGTATCAATAATCCCACAGTGTCTGAGTGGCTTTCTAGGATTAAGTTTGATAAAAAAATTAGTGTAATTGAGTTAGGTTGTAGTATTGGGCACTTACCAATATCAGAATTATTATTTGGTAATTTAAAAATTAATTCTTGGATAGGTTATGATTGTGATAAAATTGCAATTAAAACTGCAAATGTTCTATCACAAAAATTTAATTTAAATAGCAAATGTAAATTTTTACATTCAGCAGTAAGCTCTTATAAAAACAAATATGTTTATTATACAGACAGTACATTGTTAGGAGCTCAAGTATACAAAACTAAAAAAGATTCTTTTACAAATAAAACACCAAACTTGCATTATAAAAATTTACTAGCCTGTGACTTATTATTAGTTGATATAGAAGGCGAAGAATTTAATATTGACTTTAATCAGATGCAATATACATATTGTATTATTGAAACAAATACAGTTCAAGCAACAACCAAATTTATAAAAAACTATATGTCAAACACAAATAATTTTAAAATATTACAGAATTTTAAATTACGTAAAGATAAAAATACCTTTTTGATTGTAAAAAATAATTAAACATATAAATACAAGTGTTATGAGATACAACGAATTAAAAGAAGCATATTTTCCAGAGCATGACAAGTATCATAGAGCTGATATTGGCAGTTCAAGAAAAACCCGCTTGACTCTTAGACATCTTAATAAACTAAGAAAAGTTAGAGAAATTAGGAGAAAAGATCAAGAAGACAATAAAGAATTTGTTGCAAAAATGTATGGTACACCTGTAGAAATAGCGTAAAAATTTCTATTAAAAACATACTTTTTTGAAAATATTTAAAAAATCACTCGTTTTCCACCCAATTTACCGGGATTTCCTTGTTTTAGTGTAAATAACACTATAACAATATGATTATTTCGCGAGAAATCGTATAAGGAGATTACACAATGTCACAAATGAGTTCAAAACTAGAGCAAGTGTTAGAGTTTCTAGTGAACGGCGAACAAGACAAAGCTCAAGAACTTTTACACGACACAATCGTAGAAAAGGCTAGAGAAATTCACGAAGAAATCGTTAATTCACAAGAAAATGACACAGTAACAGAAGAAGAATCATCAGAAGAAACTACAGAAGAAACTACAGAAGAAGCAGTTGAAGAAGCGGCTGATTCAGAAGAAGAAGCAGTTGAAGAAACTGTAGGCGGTACTGGTGATCAAGAAGAAGATCTTAAAGCAGAACTAAAGCAAAAAGCTGAAGAAGATGCTGAAGAAATTGATTACGAACAAACTAACGAAGACGAAGACGAAGACGACGATGCTAAAGAAGACGAAGAGCATGAAGAAGAAGTTGAAGACATGAAGAAAGAAGTCAACGACATCGAACAAGCACTTGAAGATCTTAAAGCAAAGTTTAACGAGTTAGTTGGTAATAAAGACGAAGAACCAGCTGATGAAGAGTCAGATGAAGAAGACAACGGCGACATGGGCATGGAAATGCCAGCTGAAGAATCTGTAGAACCACTAGAAGAAGCAGAATTAAAAGCAGTTAAAGTTGATCACGCTGACGGTTCAGATGCAACTAAATCACCTGTAGCAGGTGCACCAAAAGAAAATGCCAACGGCGCAAAACCTGGTGTATCAACAGGCGGTGAAGAAAAAGGTGGTCAGGCTCCAACAGCAGGTAATATGGGTGCTACAACAGAACCTAAATTATCTCAAGTAAAAGTTGATCACAGCGACGGTTCAGACTCATCAGCTAAATCACCGGTAGCGAGTAAATAATTATACTCAAGGAGAATAGCAAATGAGTTTTCGTCCATTAACAGAAAGTTTAACTTATGATCAAGCAAAGATCAAAGTTATACATGAAGGCAAAGATGACCAAAAACACTACTATATGGAAGGTGTTTTTATTCAAGGTGGAGTAGTAAACGAAAACAAGCGTGTTTATCCGGTTGAACAAATCCAAAAAGCAGTAGGAACTATCAAAGAGAGATTAAATTCGGGTTACTCAGTAATGGGTGAAGCCGATCATCCTCAAGGTTTACAAATAAACATTGATCGAGTCTCTCACATGATTGAGAATATGTGGATGGATGGTCCAGACGGACTAGGCAAACTAAAAATTATGCCCACGCCAATGGGTAAAATTGTTTCAACTTTGCTTGAAAGCGGATGTAAATTAGGAGTAAGTTCAAGAGGTGCAGGTAACGTAGGTAACGACGGTAAAGTTTCAGATTTTGAAATTGTTACAGTTGATATTGTTGCTCAACCTTCGGCTCCTGATGCATATCCTAAGGCCATATACGAAGGCTTACTAAATATGCATGGCGGCATGGGATTATTAAATCTTAGTCGTGATGCTGTGTATGATCGTAGAGCTGAAAAGCACTTAGCTAACGAGATTACAAAGATAATAACAGAGCTAAGATTAAAATAAGGGAGATTCAGATGGCAAACATTACAGAAATTTTTGGATCCGAAGCACTTTCTGAAGAAGTAAAAATTCAAGTTCAGGAAGCGTGGGAGAAAAAGCTGTCTGAGGCTCGTGAGGAAATCTCTGCAGAACTTCGTGAGGAGTTCGCACAACGTTATGAGAATGATAAATCACAGATTGTAGAAGCTATGGATAGCATGATCACTGATACTTTGAAAAAAGAAGTTAGTGAATTTGCTGAAGACAAGCAAAAACTTGTTTCAGAAAGAGTAGCTTATAAACAAGCAGTTAGTGAACATTCGGGTTTATTAACGAAATTTGTCAATGATGTTCTTGTTAAAGAAGTACATGAACTACATGGTGACAGAGATGCACTCAAAGGTCAATTTACAAACTTAGAAGAGTTTGTAGTCAGACAACTCTCCAAAGAGTTAACTGAATTCGAACAAGATAAAAAAGATCTAGTTGAAAAGAAAGTTCAATTAGTTTCTGAAGGTAAGAAAATTATCGAAGATACTAAATCGGCTTTTATCAAAAGAGCGGCAGATCTTGTAGAAAAAACAGTTGATTCAACACTTAAAAATGAGCTCAATACTCTTAAAGAAGATATTAAAGTTGCTAAAGAAAACAACTTTGGTAGAAAAGTATTTGAGGCGTTTGCAGGTGAATACATGAGTTCTTACCTCAATGAAGGTGGGGAAATTCGTAAGTTGAATGAACAACTTACTGATCAGCAGGAAAAAACCAATAAAATGGAAGGTAGCCTAGCTGAAAAAGATGCTGAAATTGAAACAATGACAACAAAGCTAAGAATAGCTGAAGACAAGATTCAAAGAGAAAGAACACTTAATGAACTTGTTTCGCCATTGTCAAAAGATAAGCGTCAAGTAATGTCAGAGTTATTAGAATCAGTTCAAACTGTAAACTTAAGAAAGCAGTTTGAGAAATATCTACCAGCTGTGTTAAATGAAACTGCAAAACCTGAGCAATCAGAAAATGTAGTAATCACTGAACACACAGGCGATAGAGCTGAATCAAATAACAAAGACGAAAATAATGATATCGTTAATATTAAACGACTAGCAGGTCTAAGGAGTTAAACATGACAGACAAAACTATTACAGAGAACTGGGATAATACAAAATCTGCTCTGCTAGAAGGACTTGAAGGTCAAAGAAAAGAAACAATGTCAAGAGTATTAGAAAATACTCAGACATATTTGGCCGAGGCGGCTACAGCAGGTGCAACAGGCGCCGGCAACGTAGCGGCTTTAAACAAGGTTATCCTTCCAGTAATCAGAAGGGTTATGCCTACTGTGATCGCAAACGAAATCGTTGGTGTACAACCAATGACTGGTCCAGTTGGACAAATCCACACATTAAGAGTTAGATACGCTGACTCATTCAACTCAACATCAGGTACTGATACTACAGCAGGTGATGAAGCATTATCACCATTCAAAATTGCTGAAGGTTATTCAGGTTCAGTTGATGATAAAGCGGCTTCAACATCAACATTAGAAGGTGCGGCTGGTAACAGACTAAGCATTCAAGTGTTAAAACAAACTGTTGAAGCTAAAACAAGAAAGCTATCTGCAAGATGGACTTTTGAATCAGCACAAGATGCCAATTCAATGCACGGTCTTGATGTAGAAGCTGAAATTATGGCGGCTCTAGCACAAGAAATTACTGCTGAAATTGATCAAGAAATTTTAGGTTCACTAAATTCTCTAGCAACAGCGGCGGCAACAAACTTTGACATGAGCACTGTAACTGGTACACACACGTATATCGGTGACAAACATGCAGTTTTAGCCATCTTAATTAACAGAGAAGCAAACTTAATTGCACAAAGAACAAGAAGAGGTGCAGGTAACTGGGTGGTTATGTCCCCAACAGCACTTACTGTTCTACAATCAGCGACAACATCAGCGTTCGCAAGAACAACTGAAGGTACATTTGATGCACCAACTAACACTAAATTTGTTGGTACATTAAACGGCTCAATGAGAGTATATGTAAACTCATATGCTTCTGATACAGCTAACGTACTTGTAGGTTACAAAGGCCCAGGTGAAGTAGATGCGGCGGCGTTCTATTGCCCATACATTCCACTAATGAGCTCAGGCGTTGTTATTGATCCAGCGACTTTTGAACCAGTAGTAAGTTTCATGACAAGATATGGTTATGTTGAGTTAAACAACACAGCATCATCACTTGGTAATGCGGCTGACTATATGTCAAAAATCTCAGTAGCAAACTTATCATTTGTGTAATCCACAAACAAGTTAAACATTATAAGCCTCCCAGGAAACTGGGGGGCTTTTTCTTTATTAGTATATTAGTAAAATTTCCACAACTAAATAAATATAGTATAAGGAGTGGAGTATAAATGCCAGCAAAAGTTATTAGAAGATCGTCAGGTACAGTTACATTTGATGCAAATGTTAGTTTTGTAAATGATTTATTAGCAATCAATACAACTGATCTTACAACAACAGACTCTATAATTACTGTTAACACAGGGCAAGGCACAGTGCCGGGTTCGGGCTCTGGTATAGAAGTTGAATCGGGTAGTTCTGTAGTAGGAAGTATATTGTATACATCATCTGCTGGAAATGGCACTTGGACATTTTCGGCTGAAGGAACTTCATCAGTTGACTTTAACAATGCTATATTTAATAATTTTTCAATTGGTACAGTTGCTAGTTTAGATGTTTCATCAAATTTATCAACATCAGGAGCAAATATAACAGGTGGTTATATAGATTCAACAGCAATTGGCTCTACTACTCCATCAACAGGTTCATTTACAGATTTAACAGCAACAGGTACAGTATCACTTGGTGCCCATTCAGGCACATTAACAGGCGATACAACAGGGGTACATACTGGAAATATTCAAGCCGCTAACTCAGATGTAATTTTAAACGTCAGTTCAAGTCCGGCTATGTTAACAGGACAAGTTTCAAGTTTAAATAATCACACAACTACAGATTTATCAGAAGGTACAAATCTTTATTACACAGATACAAGATTTGACAATAGATTAGCAACTAAAACAACAGACAATCTAAATGAAGGCGCAACAAATTTATATTTTACAAATACTAGAGCAGATGCTCGTATCGCCGCGGCAAACTTAACTGATTTAAACAATGTAACTATTACTAGTGCAAACTCAGGAGAATCGCTAGTATGGAATGGCAGTGCTTGGATCAATCAAGCTCAAGCACAAAACACAGTTAACAGTGTAGTTGACACAGACAATTCAACAACAGCCATATCAGGTGCAACATTACAATCAGAAGCGGCATCAGGATTAGCAGTATCTGTTAATCCAGCTAGTAATTCAAATAAAATTTTAATTACAGCACACACAAAATATCAAATACAATCAAGTTCAGGTACAACTGCTTTTTATATTAGATTATATAGAAACAAAGGCCTAGTTGGAGAAACTTTATTAGCAGAAGATACAGTTTATGAATCAGCTAATAATCCAACAATTTATCAAAGTAATTTTAATGTGCATGATACACCTGGTGGCTCAGCAACTTATTCTGTTTATTATGATGCTTCAACCCTTAATGGTACTTTAACACCTAATCCGGCACATTCAGATTCATCAGCATCACAGGGTTACATTTCAGCAACGGAAGTAAGAATAACAAGTTTAGAAATAGTTGAAGATACTACTCCTCAACTTGGTGGCCAATTAGATGCACAAACAAACAAGATTATAAATTTAGGTACACCTACAAACAGCACAGATGCTTCAACAAAGCAATATGTTGATAATCAGATAGCCAACGTTAATATCACAGGAATTAATGATATTGGTGATGTTGACACTACTGGAGCTGTATCAGGATCAGTTTTAAAATATAACGGAGCAAATTGGACTGTAAACTCAGATATTGACACAGGTTTATTAAACATAATTGAAGATACTACTCCTCAATTAGGAGGCCAATTAGATCTTAATTCAAATAATATTACAGGCACTGGTAATATTGATATCACAGGAACTGGTGATTTTGGAGGAGATGTAACAGTTTCTGGTAATTTAACTGTAAGTGGAAGCACAACTACAATTGATGTAACTCAGTTAGAAGTTGATGATCCAATGATTTATTTGAATCGAAATGCCGGCAATGCTGGTAATAACACAGTTGATAGTGGTATATTAATTGAAAGAGGTAGTACTGAAGATCATGCTGGTATGATTTGGCAAGAATCTTCAGACACATTTAAATTTTTTACATCAAATGCAATTACTAGTTTAACAACACTAGTTTCAAATATTTCTTTAGCAAACATCGAGGCTAATGTTGCAACTGTAACTGCAACAACGGCTCAATATGCTGACTTGGCTGAGCTTTATACAACAGATGCTGAATATTCAAGAGGTACAGTTCTTGTGTTTGGTGGAGATGCAGAAGTAACAGCGTCAACACAACGAATGGATCATAGAGTCGCTGGAGTGGTTTCACATGAACCAGCATACTTAATGAACAGTTGTGAAGAAGGCATGACGGTACCAGTAGCATTAAGAGGTAAAGTTCCTGTTCTTGTCAAAGGACCAGTAGCAAAAGGCGACTTGATTGTGACCAGTGACGAATCAGGAGTTGCCGAAGCACATGACGGCATTTGTAATTCAGTTTTTGTAATTGGTAAATCTTTAGAAGACGATGAAACAGAAAATTTAACTAGATTAATATACTGTGTAATTTAGTCGTACTTAAATTTTTTATCGCTATATTTTATTTGATATTCTAAAAAAATAGCACTCCATTTTTTCATATCTTGTTTCATTTCTTGTGTATGATAGTATGTCATTGGAAAAGAAAAAAATTCAAATGTTTTTTTAGTTTGAATATATCTTTTTTCTAATTCGTTTAATGATTTAAGATCTGATTTAATATCTTGTATTAATTTTTCAATAAACTCTCTATCTTTAATTTTGCTAATAACAAATTTATGATCAGCATTATCTTTATCGTAAATAATATCAATTTCTTGTATTTCAAAATATAAAGCTCGCACTGGATTTATATTTTTATGATATTTTTTTAAAACAGAAGGAAAAATATATTTTCTATCACATGTTTTTAAGTTGTTTGTTATAGTATAATAAATATCTTCTAAATCGTATCTTAGTTGCAAATCAAGTTCTGCAGAATTGTTTATATGTTTCTGAAAAGCAGACACAATAAGTTTGTAATATTCTCTAACATCGTTTCTTGATAGGTTTGAAAAAAAGTCATAGAACTTCTGTTTTGAAATACCGTTTTTATCTAAATATGATGCAAGATCTTTGTTTACAGTTTGATTCTTTTCAAACTGTTGAAAACCTTCAATCAATTTAATTTGATGTATATGATATACTTTGCCCATAACTGTATTTAATTTTGGTCAAGTATCTTATAAAGTTTTTTTATATTGTCGTTATTACCTAGTGTAATTTTAGCACCGTTGTGCAACGGTTTAGGATAATGACCAATCTTTACCCAAGCATAACCATTGCTTTCATCATTTAATGTTGGAATAAATTCTTTGGGTGTAACAATGACGTATGTATAGTATTTAAAACCGTTGTCTTTTGATTGAAAAGTATCTAAAGGATTTAATTTTTCCATAGGTGGAACAAATCCCATTTCTTCTTTTAACTCTCGTCTTAAAGCATCTAGTGGTAATTCATTCTTTTCAATTTTGCCACCCCAGAAGCTCCATGTGTTTGGATAAGAAACTTCTTCGCTTCTTAAGTTAAGTAAAATTCTTTTTGTATCTTTTGCAATAAATGTTGTTCCAACCGCAGTGTACATAATATTCCTTTTTTGTTATTGTACAATATTTCATGTCTATGGTGCAAGTTCTAATTTCCAGTATCCTCGATTATATTGTCCTCTGTGACTATCAATCCATTGTGATCCGGTCCATTTATATTGTATGCCTGTTGTTGTGTTTGTGACGTATTCAGCACTAGTAGTTTCTGATGCATCAAACACTCTAACCCATGTTCCGTTGTTATATTCAATGATATCATTTTCTTCACAAGTAAAAGACCCAAAACCAGTATGTCCTGCAACTATTGGATTAACAACTAGATATCTCTGACCGCTCATAGCCAGTGGTAATGTATTACCTGGATATGTAACTTCAGGATCAATTATTTTATCTATAGCAGATTGTGTATTTGATGGCAGTGTGCTAGTATCTAATGTGAATACTAATTTGTTTGCTTCTGTAGGATGATATGCTAGAGTACCGTATATTAAATCACTAGTTGATTCTACATCATCAGAATGATTCAATATTAATTTTGATATACCATCTTGTAATTGACCATATACATCTAAAAATTCTTTCCAGCTTTCATTTTCATTAGCACCGTAGGCACCTAATAAAGTAACCTCGTTACCACTAATTGATATCTGTGCATTTTCTGGTGTAATAATTTGTGTTGATATTTGTCCTGGAAATTGCTCAAAGAAGTCAATAAATCTAGGATCATAATCTAAATCATCAATTGATTCTGTACTGTTTACTCTTGCAACAATCTGTTTAATAATTGATTGTTTTTTAACTTTTGCTGGAGGGTTAATCCAGATAGGTAAACTAAAAGTTAAGGTTGCAACATCAAGTTGCGTGTCTACGCCTTGCGGAACAGCTCTTGAACTCCAATTAATATCAATTAATTCTACGTTAGTGATATTAGTCCAATCTAAAGGGTTATCGTTTGATTGTAGTTCCACAGCAGGATTAAACAATGTAAGAATTTGTTCTAGTAGTTGCATTTTTTGATCTGTGTTAGAACACCATATGTCAATAGCCATATTTAAATTATACGGAACCGGCATAAATCGTTCAACAGTATAAGTGTTACCAATTTCGTGTAAGTATGATTCATTAGCACTATCATATTTTCTTTCTGATACTTGTACTTTATCTACTAGTCTAGGGTCTTGCAATCTATCTCTAGCAAGTTGTAAGTTTGCAATATAAACAGACATAAAAGGCGCCGAGTTCATAACATTTTCTGAATTATGTCTTTGTAAATGCGAAACCATTCTTGATGCATCGGCGTATCTTACCGGAACTCTAATAAAAGATTCACTATCAGAATTATCTTTTTTTCCAACTTGAATAGAAAAATTATCAAAAATTCTGATAAACTGTAAGATATATCTTCTTATCTGTTGATCGTACCAATAATCCATATTAATCAGCCACCTGTGTATTTTTACCTTTTAGAGATTTTTTTAAAATCTTTTTATAGGTCATTTTCATTTTTTTCTTATCATCTTGCAAACAAGATGACAAATATTCGTTAATTAGTTTTATAGTTTTCATTTTAATCCGCCTTGGGTGGTATCACCTTACTTAAATTCTGTTTCTCTTGCCCATCGTCAGTTACTGATGAAGATGAAGTATTGTTAATAAAACTATCAAGACCTTTATTACTTGATGTATATAGACCTCTTAAATTATCTGAAATTTTGATAAATCTTGATCCTTCTTTTCTAAATAATCTACTTGGGTGATAGTCAGTACGTAAAACATAATCACCTTCTTGCAAAGAATTTGGAAAACTGTTTCCGGTATGAGCAATTGAAATAGTTTTACCTGGTGTTCCGTCTTGTGCTTTTGGATTAACTTTGTGCATATCTTCCTTAGACACATATAAATGACCAACATCTACTCCTTTTGTTGGAACATGTCTTTCTGCTTCGTTAATTACAGCATCATTAATATTAATTTCTGACTGGTAAGTTGAAATAATATTTTTTAAATCGTCGGCATTTTCGCCACTGCCAAGTATATCTCTAAATTCTTGTGTATCTTGCATTGCAGTTGCTTTGCATCTCCATACATGCGGCCACCAGCCCGGGTCGTATCCTTCTTGTCCTCTAGCAGTATCTTCTACAACATAAAATTTATTAATAGCTAAGTTCTGTGAAGGTGTAAATGAAGATACTGTCTCTGTTGCAGTGCTTGTTTCTCCGGTAATATTTTCGTTAACACTAAACAAACCATCAGTTGTAATTCTTAATGTTTTAGCATTGTGATTATATTCAATAACAGTACCAACAGTTCCTGATGTTCCGCCAGTAATGGTTTCCCCTTTTCTAAATTTTTTTGTTGGCTTATTTGATAATGTTATCATAGCCGCTTCTAATCTTAAATCGTCTCGCAAGTGTGGTAATTCAAAAACATCACCTGGCATAATTTTTCTGCCAAGACTTTCAACCATGCTGTTTAAATGAAATGTGATATAAATTACATCACTGGTTTGAAATAAACCAAATTGTGTTAAATCAAAATCTTGATCATTAAGAGAATAACTTCCTCTCAAATCGTATACGTCTGTATCGTATTTTCTATCACGATTTTCTAAAAACAATAAATCTTGTATATTAGCAGGTCCAACTGTGCTATTCTTTGGTTGATCGTGTGAAATACTATCTGTATTCACATGGGGACCTAGGTATTTGTGTACAAATACCCCCGTACCGCCTGCATACAGGTGTTCTTTTACTACACGATCAATTAATTTGTAGTCATTACCTTTATCTGGTTTCCATAAGCTAATTCTTGGCATATCTAATCCTTATAAAAGTATTTATTGTATTTGTCTCTTTATATAAATAGTATTAACATGGCAACACAGAAAACAAACAGACAAGAGCTTATAACAGATATTCGTAACATCTTAGGCGATGGTATGGTAGATGTCGAGCTGGATCCAAAGCACTACGACCAGGCTATTGATCTTGCAGTTGACAAATATAGGCAAAAAAGTTCAAATTCCACTGAAGAAGCGTATATTCATCTAGAATTACAACCAGACGTACAAGAATATACACTTGCATCTGAAGTAATTGAAGTTAGAGAAATATTCAGAAGATCTGTAGCAGGATCATCAAGCTCAGTAGATTTAGATCCATTTGAACTAGCATACACTAATCTTTACTTCTTACAAGGTGGAAGAATTGGTGGATTGCTAACATGGGACGCCTTTGCTCAATATCAAGAAACAGTTAAACGACTATTTGGTGGATATTTAAACTTTAAATATGTCACAGAAAAGCATAAACTAATATTAATGCGAAGACCTAGACAAAAAGAAAATGTATTATTACAAGTTTATATGGAAAAACCAGTTGAAACGTTAATTGATCAAAGATACAGTAGACCGTGGATACGAGATTATGCTCTTGCACAATGTAAAATGATGTTAGGCCAAGCATACAGCAAATACAGTACATTACCAGGTGCCGCTGGAGGAGTTTCATTAAATGGTGCAGATTTAAAAAATGAAGCACAAACATCTATAGAAAAACTTGAAAGAGAAATTGAAACTTATGGTACTGGCGAAGATCCGTTAACTTGGGTTATTGGATAAAATCTAAAAAATCTCTTGACGAAATATAAATTTACTGTTAATATAAACTTATGATTGTAGGAATAGTTGGTTTCATAGGTGCAGGCAAAGATACTGTAGCAGAAGTTTTTAGAGAAAGCGGTTATAAGCATGAGTCGTTTGCCGACCCTTTAAAAGATGCTGTTGCACATGTTTTTGGCTGGCCTCGTAATATGCTTGAAGGTGACTCACCGCAAAGTAGAGCATTTAGAGAATCAATTGATCCATGGTGGAGCAGTAAATTGGGTCTTAGAAAGTTTACCCCTAGACTTGCACTTCAATTAGTTGGAACTGAAGTTTTTAGAGATAGTTTTAATCCAAATATTTGGCTTTACAGTATGGAAAATAGATATGTTGCCAGCGGTATGAAACCTACAGTTATCAGTGACTGTCGTTTTAAAAACGAAGTTGGCTTGATCAAAGCACTTGGTGGTTTTATTGTAAAAGTACAAAGAGGAAAAGAACCTCACTGGTATTCAATGGCAGTTGAAGCCGCGTCAGGTGATCAATTTAGTCAAAATAGTTTATCAGAGATGGGTATACATCAAAGTGAATGGGATTGGGTAAATCAAAAAATTGACTTTGAGATTCATAATAATTCTACAATAGAAGATCTTCGTTTGCAAACTCAACAAGTTATTGAAAAAATAAAATCACACAAAAAAGGTTGACAGAACAGTTAACCTATCGTACTATAATAAAACACTTAGAAACTTCCATTTACAGACAGAAGGAAACAAAAAAATGTCAGAGCAATTCGTTAGCGAATTTTTTGGCCTTGTGAAGAAGTCTAAGCCTCAGCATATTGAGGCATGTATCAATAAAAATAAAAAAGACGGCCGTGTTGACCAAATAGGTTTTTACAACACAACTTCCAAAGAATATATAATTTATCACACCAAAGACTTGAGCAGATTATGTATGAAAGAACTTCGAAATTTTCTTAAAACATAGGTAGAATACAATGTATACTGAATACGAGTATCATGGGTTTCAGTATTCTTTAGATTATGATACTGATCCTGATGATGGTACAAGAAAGAACTGGCACATTGTTACTAATCCACACGGAGAAAAATTAACAACAGCAGACATTGATTGGTCACCTTATAAGGTACCAACATATGATGAATTTGTTGAAGCAGTTCAAGAATATTTAATTACAGAGCATCTGCATAGTTATTACGACAGTAATTTTAATATAAGGAGTATAGAATAATGGCTGACCGTTTTGATCTTGAAGAAAAAATTATGCGAGCCAGTTGGGTATTAGAAGATATTCGACTCTTACGTAATCGTTACAATCAAAAAGATTTTACATGGGACGAACTTGATAATTTTCTAATGGCGTTAGAAACACTGTATCAACATAGATTTGATGATCTTGATGATATGATGTGTCAAGTGTTTGAACTTAATGAATATGCACCAGACGACAAAAAACAGAAAAGAGAACCTGTGTTTGAAAAAGGATATCCATCGTATGATGCAGTTAATCGACAACCTTTTTTATCAGCTAATGAGCAAGAAAAAGTAGATAACTTTTATAAAGATATTGAACATGATAAAAAGTTTAAACCTAATACAGATCTGCAATCAACGTTTGATTTTAAAATGTGATTAGTATGAATGCCTCTGTGGTGGAATTGGTAGACACAACGGACTTAAAATCCGTCGACACTTACAGTCGTGCGAGTTCGAGTCTCGCCGGAGGCACCAATTATAGCAGTGTAGTTTAATGGTAAAACAGCGGGCTTATACTCCGTAGCAACAGATAATTGGCTGATCTCGGTTCGAATCCGGGCACTGCTACCATACTAAATATCATGCATGAAATTAATTTTATTATGTTTTTTACTGATATTAAGTGCCTGTGCAGGAACACTTACAGATTGTGAGTTTAAACCGTCTGCAACAGTAAACAATGATTTTGATATTGAAAAACCTTTACAAGACCAAATTCAACCCGAAACTAAAGTAACTTGTACTTACTAATCTGGTAGTAAATCTCCTTGAGACCATCCTATTTCTTCCATGCTTTTAATACGACTACAGTTAGCACATATTGTTTTTAAATTATCCCAACTAGAATTTTTTAAATTACCATCAATATGATAAACATCCATTTGTGATGGATGCTTAGATTTAAAACCACACTTTTCACATATACTTTTCTTTCTATAACCACTTTTAACCCAGGAATAGTTGTATTTTGTTTTTTGCCCAGCTTCTGTTTTTATACACTGATCACACTTTTTCCTATAATATATTTTATCATTGCGTTTATAGTTAAAAGCCGCTGGCCTAATTTTACAGTGTACGCATAAAGGTCTAATATGTTTTAAATCGTTTTTCATGGTCATACTATAGTTATTTAATACCTTTAAAGGGAACGTAGTTAAGCCATTTTTTATCAATAATGGCTAAATATCAATATAGATTAATAGATATAAGCACAATATAGTGCTTATGTACAGTAGGGAGAATAAAACATGCCAACTTTAGTATCACCAGGTGTATCAGTTTCAGTCATTGACGAATCAATGTATGCATCAGCTGGTCAAGGTACAGTACCTTTAGTAGTTGTTGCTACTGCACAGGACAAAACAGATCCAAGCACAGGCAATACTGCTGTTGGAACAACTTCAGCTAATGTAGGGAAACCATTTTTGGTTACCTCGCAACGAGAACTGGTTACAACTTTTGGCGAACCATCATTTAAATCATTACAAGGCACAATGCTACATGGTGATGAAAGAAATGAATATGGTTTGCTATCAACTTATTCATATTTAGGAATCTCTAACAGAGCGTATGTTATCAGAGCAGACGTTGATTTAGATCAGTTAGAAGGTTCATCAACAGCACCAAAACTTGCTCCAGCAAATGGAACATATTGGTTAGACACAGTTAATACAGACTGGGGTCTGTTTACAGCAAATACAACATCAAGTGACTGGGAAAAATTAACACCGACAGTGTTACTTGACACACCAGGCACAGCGGGTGGAAATGTTGCTAGTAACGGTGACCCAGCTACAACTTACGGTCAAGATTTAGATTATGCACTAGTGGCTTCAACTTCACCAGCTAGACTTTATCAAAAAGTCTCAGGTACATGGGAAGTTGTTGGATCACCATCATGGAAAACAGCAACAAGTGCCAATGTTTACATTCAGCCAGGTACAGGTACAGCACCAACTGTAGCCGCATCTGGTAGCTATAAAGATGTTTGGTTAAAATCAACATCTGGAGGCCAAGGTGCAAACATTGTAATGAAATCTTACAGTACCGGAACAGGTTCGTGGTCAACTATATCTGCTAACGTTTATTCAAGAGATGATGCGGCAACTGCCACAGAAGGTAGTAGTTTAGCAACTAATGATGTATACGTTAGATTTGATGACTTCGAAGACGGTAATATTGCAAATGAATTAAAAGCAAACTTTACATCAACTGCATCAACATTATCATCATCAAGTTTTGGTAAAACTTCAATTGAAGCATACAGTGGTGCTTCAGCTACTCCAGAAATTCAATACGAAGTAAGAGTTAGAGGATCAGGAGTATCAACTGTAGCAAGTGGTAACGCTACATCATTACACGGTGGTGTTGCAACAGGTGGTTCAAATACAGCAATTAGATTTGAATTAAATGGTCAAACAATTACAGTTACAGCGTCAGCAGGTGCTGGTAATCCAGCTACATTGAGTGACATTGTTACTGCAATTAATAACACATCTGCACTAGCTTCAGCAAACATTGTAGCTGATATTGATTATGTAAGTGCTACAAGACAGTATTTGAGAATTACAAGATCAAGTGGATACGCAGTATACATTCAAGATGGTGCAGACGACACAAATATTAAAGGTGTGTCAACAGCAGATCTTGGATTTACTGATAATACATCATCTGGTTCATCAGCATTTTATTATAAATCACTTTGGAAAGATGCAACATACGAAGCATCAGCTTCAGCACCAACATCAAATCCAGTAAATGGAACTATGTGGTATAAAACTGAACAAGATGCTGACATATATATTGCAGAAAATGATGGCGGCACTATGAAATGGTTAGCGTATGCTAACTCAAAAGACAGATACGATGCAAATTCTGTAGTATCAGGTGGATTAAGAGATCTACAAATGGTGTCAGGTGAGCCAACAACTAACTCAGCCGGCAACGCACTTGTAGATGGTGATGTTTGGATTGACACTGATGAATTAGATGTATATCCAAAAATTTACAAATATAATGCATCAACAAGCAAATGGGTATTACTAGACAATGCAGATCAAAGCACAGCATCAGGTGTTGTGTTTGGCGATGCAGTAGGTAATCCAGGAGGAGCAAACGAAGATGATCAAGATTGGGGTTCAGCATACTCTAACTTCCATTCAGATGCTCCAGATCCAGCAGTATATCCAGTAGGAATCTTACTATTCAATACAAGACTATCAGGTTATAACGTTAAGAAGTATACAACAAATTACACATATGACAACACAAACAATGGTAATATTTGGGTAACTGCTTCAGGTTTAAGCACTGATGGATCACCGTACATGGGTAGAAAAGCTCAAAGAAATGTTATTGTAACTGCAATGCAAGGTGCATTACAAGGCAACGATGACATTAGAGCAGAATCAAGATTCTTCAATTTAATTGCGGCTCCTGGTTATCCAGAACTGCTAGATGAAATGATTACATTAAGCACAGACAGAAAGCTAACAGCATTTGTCTTAGCTGATACACCATTCAGACTAGCACCAGACGGAACGTCAATACAAAACTGGGCAACTAATGCCAACAAAGCACCAACAAATGGTGAAGATGGTTTACTATCAGGTTCTGCTTATGCTGGACTTTATTATCCATCAGGATTTACTTCTGATTTAGCAGGTAACAACGTGGTTGTTCCACCAACTCATATTGCAATGAGAACTATTGCATTTAATGATCAGGTGGCTTATCCATGGTTTGCACCAGCTGGATACACAAGAGGACTAGTAGATAACTCAACTTCAGTTGGTTATATTACTAGCGAAGAAGAGTTCCAAGCAGTAACATTGTCAGAAGGTCAAAGAGATACACTATACGCTAATAAAATAAACCCAATTGCGTTTATTCCAAATAGAGGTTTAGTTGTATACGGACAAAAGACATTGTCACCAATTGCATCAGCATTGGATAGAATCAACGTTGCAAGATTGATTGTTTACTTAAGATATCAACTTGATAACTTGGCAAAACCATTTTTGTTTGAACCAAATGATAGAATTACTAGAGATCAAGTAACTGATACTTTCAATAGATTTATGGAAGATTTAGTTTCTAAGAGAGCACTATATGATTTCTTAGTAGTCTGTGATGATTCAAACAATACAGGTGCAAGAATTGATAGAAACGAATTGTGGATTGATATTGCTATTCAACCAGTAAAAGCAATTGAATTCATCTACATTCCGTTACGTATTAAAAACACTGGGGAGAGCTTAACAAGTTAAGCAAATGAACTAAAGGGGTAAGCAAACCTTATCCCTTTAATTTACCTTTAAAAGTGTACAAATATTTTTGTATAAACTGATAAAGAGTAAATACTAATATTAAGGAGAGCAGACAAAATGGCAACACTTTCAAAATTTGGTGTACCAATAGACGGTGCTACAGGTAGAGGCGGTATTCTACAACCAAAACTTAAATATCGTTTTAGAGTTAGATTTACTAACTTTGGTAACCTAGGTGCGTCACCTCTGCAATTAACCCAGCAGGTTATGTCAGTTACAAGACCAAAAATTAACCATGAAGAAGTGCCAATTCATTCATACAACTCAGTTGCATATATGCAAGGCAAACACACATGGGAAGCTGTCAATGTAACACTTAGAGATGATATTAACAATAACATTTCTAAACTTGTTGGTCAACAAGTACAGAAACAATTAAACCACTTTGAACAGACATCAGCAACATCAGGTTCAGTTTATAAGTTTGGAACTAAAATTGAAATCTTAGATGGTACTAATGATACTGAATTAGAACAATGGGATTTAGAAGGTTGTTTTTTACAAAATGTTGATTATTCAGACGGTGATTATGCAGTATCAGAACCAGTTCAAGTTATCTTGACATTGAAATATGATAATGCAATACATCAAGCACCAGGTGATACTTTATTCCCTCTATTTGGTTTAGGTGGCGCAGGCGGATTAGTATAATAATTACTAATCTTCAAAGCCCACAAGACGGAGTATAGGAATATGGCAGTTTTAAAACCAGCTAATAGAGCCGCGAATCTTTATCTTCGCGGCTCGAATCACGACCCGGCTCCGAGACAAGCACATCAGTTTATTGTAACTTTTAGCATGTATCAAATCTCGGTTCCCGAACATTTGAGAACTCTATATAGCGAATTAAATGAATACAGAGATAGATTACATTTTCTTGTAAACACAGTTGATCAACCAAAGTTCACAGTTGATCAAACAGTTCTTAATCAATATAACAGAAAAAGAGTTGTAAACAGATCAGTATCTTTTGATCCTGTTACTTTTAGAATGTATGATACCCACGATGGGTTGGGATTAAAGTTTGCAAAACTTTTATACGAATTTGAATTTGAAAGTGCTAGATTAACACAGAAAAAAAGTGGAATATCTGGCGAACCTAGATCGGAAGATCATAACTATAATAGAAATTTATATCAAACAGAAGACCAGTTTGTAAAAACACATCATTTTGGTCTTGCTACACACAGAAATTTTCACAGTAGATTATTAAAACACATTGACATATACCAAGTAGCAGGTGCTATGTACAGTAAAACAAGAGTAATATACCCAAGACTTGCAAGATTTGATATGGACCAATTGGATTATGCGTCAAGTGGTGTAGTTAATTTGAGTTTTGGTTTTACATACGAAAACTTTTTGATTGATCAGATTGCACAACCACTTGATTCAGCTGAAACAGAATATCCATTAAAAGAAATGTTTGAAGAATCAGCCGGCGACTTTTTAGATACACCGGCATCAGTTACAAGTGAAAAGCCACAAGCAATTAGTAAAAAAGATGACAAAGAAGGTGCAGATGGCGACAAAGGTAAACTTGGTGATGCTAAAACACAAGCATCATTAAATCAAGTTGGTAATTCAATTGCTTCCGCTGGAAATCAGATTGTAACTGGCGTTGGTAATGCAAAAGCAAGTGTAGTAAACAAAGTTAAAACAGGTACAAAAAGTGCAGTTGGTTACTTTACAGGAAATTAATAATGGCAATTAATCAAGTAAGAAATAGTACATCAACAATTGAATCTTTAGGAGGCATTGGACAGATAGTTACTTCTTTTGGTACTATTGCAAAAAAAATTACAGGAGGCCAACCGCAAAATCAATCACAAGATATTACAAGTTTAATGTTATCTAATTTGTCTTTAGAAGAAGAAACAATTAACCCAAGACAGTATGAAATTATTAAAGGTATATTTCAAAAATATACAGACAACGAATCTCTTTTAGAAGCATACACACTTTTGGCCTTAGATGCAATTAATAAGTTTAGAGTAAGATTTACTGATTTAGTTGAAGAAACAGATAGTAATTCTTTACAGTTCACTGAAGTTGGTATTGCACTATTAAATCTATATAGACCTCTAACAAGCCAAGTAGCTAGAAGAAAAACAGATATAGAAATGAATACAAACAAATTTGTTAAGCGTCAAATTATTGCTTAAATACGTTTGTTATGAAATTTCATCAAGGTATATATCAGGTCAAAAACGACCAAAAGTATATAGGTTCAAGAGCACCAAGATTTAGATCTAGTTGGGAATTAACTTTTATGAGAATGTGTGATTCGCATCCAAATGTTATACAATGGTCAAGTGAACCTGTAAGAATTCCTTACAAACACCCATTTACTGGAAAACAATCTATGTATGTACCAGATTTTTTGATGATATATATTAATAAAAAAGGTAGAAAAATTGCTGAGCTAATAGAAATAAAACCCAAAAAGCAAACCACTTTAGAAAGTATCAAAAGCCAACAAGATAAAGTAAATTATTTAATTAATAGATCAAAGTGGATGGCGGCAGGCGAATGGGCAAAGAGGAAAGGAATTAGATTTAGGGTCTTGAATGAAGATTCAATCTATGTTATAAAGTAAATTATGTCAGTGAAAACAGGAGGCCCAATTACATCAACGTCTGGTTACCCACCATGGACAAAATTTTGTTTAGTAAATGGATTAAAACTTTTAGCACTTCCAGGAATAGGTGGCGCAACAGCAGTATCAGATGCATGGATTAAAAAAGTTGCAAAGACGGTGCAACTGATGTTTGGGTCAGGAGCATCAATCAACACCACAAATCAAAACGACACTATGAATCAAATGGCACAGTCAAGCACATCACAGTTACTTGGTTATTCAGGACCAAGTTCTTACACACCAA